TTTTTATGACTCACACACCTACACCTTGGACTATAGAAAGCCGCACCCATAATGGTTGTGGTTACACAATACAATCTCCTTCATCACACTATTCAAGATGCAATGTTGCCAGTTATGTTGGGAAATCAAATGCCGAATTTATCACCCACGCCTGCAACAATCACAAGCCACTACTTGAAGCCCTTGAGCTGCTGATTGACAACATCTCACCAGAAACGTGGGAAGCATTGCCGCAGTACGTTCAGGAACAAGTCATGGAAGTTTTTAACGTTGCCAAAGCGGAGGCGCATAATGTTTAACCACATCAAGCGCACCTTTATCACTCTTGGCATCGCCAGTGGCATGACTGCTGCGGCTCTGACATTGATTCACACGCCTGAGAATTGTCGCGCGTTGATATTGAAAGACGCTTCCAAACATCAGCGTTTTATGGACAGCGTGGCGCAGTATCAGGCACCTATGAGCTTTCACCAGGCATTAGGAGGCAAGTAATGCGCGAAACTTTTATTATGCTGGCAGCCATATCTGCAATTATGCTGATACTTGGTTACATCAACGCCTCCGATATTCAGTCTTGTATGGATAGAGGCCATAGTTTTGAAATCTGTGATTATAATTTTAATCGTTAGGAGAATTGATTATGACTACCAAACACACACCAACACCGTGGAAGGCGTTTAATAGGGGTATTGAGTGCGCTAACGGATATAGTGTTGCAACGTGCACTACTTATTTCCAGCCGGTCGGACGCCCAGAAGATAATGCCGCTCACATCGTCAAGTGCGCCAATCTGCATGATGAATTGGTTGACGGCCTTATGGATGCACATCCGCACATCGCCGATGACAAACTGCGCGCAAGCATTGGCAATCTAATCACTAAAGCACGCGGGGAGGCATAGCCATGAACCATCTTTTATTATTGTCTGCGTGGCTTAAAGAATATCAAACCGTGCAAACGCAAACATGGCAAACTTACTTTAACTGGTTAGCAATGTGGGGGATAAAATGATCCGCCGCCAGACATATGTGGTGCGTTTCCACCAGCATGAAAAGCCGTATCGTATTAGCGCGGCGCATAGATACCAAGCTGATATAATCGCCAGCAAGTTAGCCGCTAAGTATAACTGGACTGTAGCAAGTGTAGGGGTTTTAGTACGATGAACACAATACGCATGTTGTTTGAAGATTCTGGCATGAGCGTAAGAGATTTTTCTTATGCTATCTGGGAACGACAAAGCAGATTTGAGCGCATGTTGCGTGGTGAAATTGAAGCACCGGCTGTTGTGTTATCAAAAGCGCATCAGGTTTTAGCAGACTTGGATTATTGGGAGGCTTTTTTTGAGGCAAACCCAGATCAACGGTGCTCGTATAAAATTTTTAAGTATGTTCTTGACTCTAACGAATAACGATATATATTCATATCCATGCGATGCAATTACGCATCCATAAAGCCGAGAGGTACTATGAATCACATTATTTATACAGTTTACCACCACGGAGTCGAAATACTTGACGAGTCCTCTACATTAGAGGGCGCGAAAGCATTTGCTGATGATTGGTGGGGTGAAAAGCACCAAGAGTTCAGGGATAACAAAGAGCGCAGCGATTATGTGATTATAGCCGCTTATGATGTTGAGAAGGATATAGTTGTAAATCGCATCAAATACGTCGTGACCGATGACGGTTATCATGGCGACTTTGCAGAGCATAACACGCAAAGGGGGGTGCAATGAATAAATCCATAACTGAGTTATGCGCCGAGCTTTGCGAGTCAACAGACAAATGGGCAAGCGCCATAAAAGATCTGGAACAAGTATTGCTTGCGCGTGGATTTGTTACCCGCGAGGCCATTGCAAATGCACAAAAGATGGAAGGGAAGCAATCATGAACCAGCAAGTTGATAACGCGATTGGTGGGTACATCGAGGCACAAAACATTGCTGCCAGCCGCATCACGCCGGAAGAAATCAGGATGCTGCTTGCACCATTAACGCATCCACGCCCGAAAGCAGAGCGGCGGACCACAGACACTGATTGGCAAGATATTGCCAACGAACTTAGTGATGGCCTTAGGGCTGTGAGAACGGCTCTCGATGAATATCAAACCGCGTTAAGCAAAGCATATGATCAAAAAAAGCTGCTTGGTGACAGCACGGAGTATTTGGAAAATTGGCGTATAGCTGAATGTGGATTGGAATCAACAGATGATTGTTTAAGGGATATGATGTCGCTTGTTGATTATATAGAGGAGTATTTGGCATGACCACAGACACTGAACAACTAGCCGCTGATAGGAAGAAGCAATGCGAGTAGTTATTAGAAACAGATTTACTGCAGATATATTGATAGATGGTGTATATGAATCCTTGCGCCATGCGTGTGAGGCAAACAAAACCAATCTGGTCGATGCCAATCTGGTCGATGCCAATCTGGTCGGTGCCAATCTGGTCGATGCCAATCTGGTCGATGCCAATCTGGTCGGTGCCAATCTGAGCGATGCCAATCTGAGCGGTGCCAATCTGAGCTATGCCAATCTGCGCGATGCCAATCTGCGCGATGCCAATCTGCGCGGTGAAATTTTAAGCAAATCTCCGGTAATACTTACAGGATTAAGGTGGCACATTATTATCACCGAAGGAT